TCTTGGTAGAAAAAACGGTAATACGCATACCATAAACGACGAATAGTATCTGCTTGGTCATCATGGAACGAAATATTAACAGGCTGATAATTTACTTTATGTTGGGTATAACGGTGTCTGTTATACTGGTTTTGATCTTCTACCTCAATAGTGAACTGAGGGAGTTCAATAGACTTTACGAATAAGTGAAGATTTCCACGATCTGTGTTGTTTACAAACTTAGTAACTTCTCCCATCGCAGGCGCAGAAAAGTTGAACACAACGTGAAAAAGATGTTTATGTCGCGGTTGCAAAGCGTATGTATCTGCAACAAATGTATCAGACGCATGTGTATAGTCACGGATAGTGTCGCTACCGAATGCACCTTTTCCCACACCTTTAAGAAACTTATTTACACTCATACTGTATTTATCTTATGGAATAATATACATACATAATAGAAAAGGCACCCGAAGGTGCCTTTCCATAATAGAAGTATAATGTCAGTTTAGCCAGTTACGATAGAACCAAGTGTTCTACCAACATCTACGCCAACTCCACTACCAAGTGGTGTCTGAACTGCGTTATCGTATTTGATTGTAATATCAATCATCATAACTTCATTTGATGAGAAATCTGCGTCACTATAAGATACGTTAGTAACGAAGCAACCATAAAGTTCCCAAGTTTCAAGAACATTTGGTTCAAACTGTCCATTACCACCGTCAAGTGTTTCGAAGCGAGTAATAAACTTATAGTCAATACCAGATGCCGCACGGGACTGTTCCATCATATCCAACTGTTTCTGAACCTGTTCGCCAACTAGTTTAGATACGCTACCATTCACATCATCACGGAAACTTACTGTGATATCTTGCCATGAGTGCTTACCGGCTAGGTGAGCTTTTGAGTTGTAGATATCAATAGTGATTGGTTCAAATTCTAGCTTTGGACGATTAAATGAGCGAAGGTTTTTAGTTAGTTCGGTTCTTGGTGAAGATACACCAAAGTTCTCAAAACTTGCTCTCCAACTGTAGGCAAGCTTTGGCATCAATAGACCTTGAGCATTGGCGCTCTGGTCCGTGTTTAGTGGAACTGTAAATTTGTTCAATGAAGAAACTGACATTGTTTGTTACTCCTGTTTATAATAATATTTATCATATTTCAAATAAAAAAATGGGGGTATAAAAACCCCCATTTCTTCATTTATGATAGCTATATTAGCCGTTTGCTGCTGCTACATTACCAGAAGCAATCTCACCTGTGTTCTTCAATCTGATTGGAACATAGATGAATTCTGCTGCTTTTACTGGCTCAATAGCCACATCAACATATAGTTCGTTACGGTCAATACGGGTTGGTGTATTGTTTGTTGTGTCACAAACTACCAAGTAATCGTAAATACCACGCTTCTGAACTAGGTCGTTCATTAGCTGTTCAACCTGTTGTTTTAGCTCATCGCGTGTAAGCTTATCGTTTGGCTCAAATACGAATGGTTTAGAAATCGCATCCAACTGTTGGCGAATGTATGAAACCAAACGGGCAACATTGATACGGTCTAGGGCACTTGTTGTGCTATGGCGTGATTTGTTACCATAGTTTACAAGACCTGTTCCAGTAATGAATGTTAGTGGGTTGATATCATTTTCGTATAGTGTGTCACGTGTTCCCTGACCAATATTGGTGCTAATGAAATCACCAGATGTGGCGTCAATATAACCAATGCTGGAAGCGTTATCAATCTGACCACGCTGTGTACCAGCAGGGGCAAACCAAGGATAACTCTTATCGTCAGAACGAACAAATGTTCTTAGCATCATGTGTGATGGTGGAACAATGATTGTATTACCACTTAGGTCGTTTGTGGAACCAGATGGATAGAACACACCAAGGTATGTGTCGTTAGTGGTTAGACCATCTTCGCCAGTTTCTGCTGCGCTATTAGCATTTGTTGCCCAGTTCTGTAGAGCAGCAGATGCACTTGATAGACGCATTGGGCTATCACCAATGATGAATGCTGTGTTGTCACGGTCATTGTTTAGTGTAACCATATTATCAATCAACTCTGGATAACCAGGGCAAGCCATAAGTGTGAATGCACGTTGTTCTTCACGCAAGTCGGTGTTGCTATCCATAGCACTCTGTAGGGCTGTAACAACAACCTTACGCTGTGCTTTACGCATCATATATGGAGAACCATCTGTCTTATTACCAGAAGCAGTTACCCACGCATCCTTTTCTGTTGGAAGTGTTGGATAATCTGAGACTGATGCAAAGTTTGTACGGGAGAAGTAGTCACTGCGGAACTGCTTCACTGAACCACCAGAACGGCGTGTGTTGAATAGTAGCATACCACGTGGGTATAGGGTTGGGTCTGGTGCGTCCAAATCAACTGTATCACTTGTTAGAAGTGAAACTGTGGTTGCTACTGTACCTGTAACTACATCGGTAGTTGTATCACCCATATAACGGGCATCGGCAAATAGAATACCATCTTCAGTTGTTTGGTCTGTTTTATCAATAGCAACCCAACGGTTTTCGCTATCTACTGTTTCATAACGATATAGTGCTGGGTAGTTTTCCAAGTCACTTGTATCAACCCATAGGTCACCTACCACTAGGGCAGTATCGTCAGACTGTGTTGTTGGTTCAGTTGTTGAAACGATTACACCTTCTGGGTCAGTGGTTGATAGGTCAAATCCACGAGCATCGTTAGATACATTCTGATAACCTTTCCATACAGAACCGTTATGAACCATAATATCAACATCTGTTGATGAATCATACCAGTATGTTAGGTTATCTGGATTTTGTGATGGTGCAGATGTGCTTGCTGTATATGTTAGAGCAACCCAGTTAGATAGGATTAGATCACTATCATTACCAGCACGAACCTGACCAGTTGTGATAGAAGCAGTAATACCAGCATCTGCTAGTGGGGTTCCGCTTGTATCTTTAGCAACGATTACACCACCTCTGCTGTGCTTGATTTTTAGGGCACCAGTTGAGGTGATTTCCGCTGAAACATATGTTAGACCAGCACCGTTGATATCTGATGCTAGTGAAGCAAGGTCACTTCCTGTTGTGGTTACAGTAACAGCACTTGATAGTGATGTAGAACCAGGGGAACTTTCCTGTAGTGTGAATGTTTCAGAACCTGTAATAGTAGCAGTTGTTTCTGTTCCTGTTACTTCTAGGTCACCAGCACTGTAGCGGGAGAATAGCTTCATTGTTGCTGTATCATCTTCGCTCACATCAAACTGTGTGTAAAGAACGCCAGCAGCAATGTTTTCACCACCGCCAGAAGCATCTAGATTGTAGTTTGCTGTACGGTCATTCTCGTATAGTGGAGCATCAACCGCTGACCATGTTTCAGTTGTTGTGCTGTATTTGTATACTAGAAGATCAGCACCAGTGTTTGGTGTGGTTGTCTTCACCCATACAGAACCTGTTGGGCGAGGTGTTGTATCAGAAGATTTCCACTCCGGAACGCTTGTGTGTGCTGCCTGTGTGAACTTAGGTGCGTAGTAAGTACCTACTGTAATACCGGCATCAGCGAGAGGTGTGCCTGTGCCTTCTGCTACCACAATACCTTGGTCAATAACGGAAGAATCACCGTCTGTGTCGGCATCTGTATCAGCGTATAGTTCTAGTCTGTTGTTTACTGCTGCTGCGGTAACGCCAGGAATACCAGCGGTGTTGATATCAGAAACAACAGAAGCTAGGGTTGTGCTGCTTAGTGTGATTGTAACACCGTTGACTGTGAATGTTTCACCACCAGTGAATGTTGGTGATGTTTCTGTTCCTTGGATTGTTGGAACAATAATCTGCCAAGCTTGTGAACCGACTGCTACCCAAGCATTGTCGCTACCTTTATAGAATAGTGGTAGGGTTGCGCTTGTTGCGTCAACGGCATAGTCACCAATAGCACCGATTGATGTTTTTGGAACACCACCAGATAGGTCACTTGAGGATGTAATAACAGTTGGAACCTTGTTTGTGAAGGTTGCTGTTGAACTGTTCCACTCAAAGATACCCCATAGAGAGGATGATCCTGTGTCTAACCAATATGTGTTATTTGTTGGATTACCTGTTGGTCGGCTTGCTGTACCTACAAGTTCACCAAGGTCAACGTCTGCACGGACAACATAGCAACGGTTGGTTACACCAAGAACGCTGTATGCTGCCATCAAACCATATTCGTTTAGTTCATAACCGTTTAGGGCTGAACCATTTGAGCTTTGGTAGAATGTTGGGTTACCAAAGGTGCTTGTTAATTCTCTTTGTGATGTAATGAGATATACATCACCTGCTGTAGAAGCAGTTGTTCCTGCTGCTACTCCTGCTCCGGAGCCGCTTGTCTTGTCCTGTGCTGTTGCAACAACAACTAGTGGAACTGTAGCGGTTAGTCCTGGAACATAAAAACTTTCGTCAATGACTGTTACTTCGACGCCTGGACTTACTAATGCCATTATTATTTCCTCTCGTTTCTATAAATCTATACAGATTTCCTTGTATGTATTTATCCTAAAGGCTGAAATCGGGGTTCTAATAATCGTGAAATACCCCCTTCATAAAGGTAAATACATTTATGACTAGACCTTTATGTAAAGTATGTAACGAAAAACCAGCCGCAGTGAACTATCGCCGCAAAGGAAAAACATACTATAGAAGTAAATGTGAGAACTGTCTATACCACAATAAAA